TGAAATAATCACAAAGGAAACAAACTTGTAAATCTGTATCTAATTCAGAGGAATTTTTGAAATAAAGTGTATTGAAAACCGCAATAACTATACTATTGGCTTTTTTTTTGAGAGGAGATTCTCACCGAGAAGTTTATCAATTATCTGGTCTAGTTCTGACGCCTCATCAGCTGGCATATTGCGAACAAATTCAATAGGATTAACAATCTCTTTTCCTTCTTTGTCTGTAACCCTTGCTATAAAATAATCTAAGGCTTTGTCCTTTGCATAAATCATTTGAGAGGCTTTTAATACAAGCGTATCCATTTTTTTACCGACCTCTATTTCTTTATCACCGAGAATATCTTGCTGGAATTTGAGGTAATCTCCGTAGGTGATGTGTTCTTTGAAGTAAATAGTGAAACCGCTTGGTGTTTTCAGTTCCATTTTTTAATTTTAATAAGAAATTACATCATTTACGAGTGTAGCACTTACGAGTTTTGCTTCCGTATTGTCATATAATGCTTTACCTTCACCCGTTATCTTATTATAATCTTCCGCTATCGGTGTTTCTGCGGTAGTTAATTGAACTCTTGGAATTACTAAGGTTAGGGTATCAGCACCATTCGCCATTTCAACCTCAAAGGCAACTGGGGCCATAGCCCTAGCTGGGTCAAACAAAAGTGTTTTGCTATTATCATTAAGATAACCCTCAAAACTTACATTTACCTCCGACCCTGTTAAATAATTAAAACCTGGAAAATTCTGACCCTCACCAATTGTATGTTTCATTTCAAGATTGTTAAGTAATTCAATTTCTAGACTTTGTAGTTCATCTATTCCATCTCCATTAACTGTTACAGCTACTCCGTCCCCAAACTCAACAGGCAATAGTTCCGAATATACAGGAGTGATGGCCGACGCTTCTGCCCACTCTTTACCCTTTATCCCCAAAGTAACCACAACTGGTTGCCCAACCGCACAAGTAAATTTAAGAGAATTAACAAAACAACCAGCAAATCTTTGAATTAAACTCTGCATATTTTGTTCTATCGTATAGGAGACTTTAACTGGGTCTTCGGTAAATTCGTGAGTATATGGACCTGTGCCACTTGGAGTATCAAGTCCAAACCAAGAAAGTAAAAAATGACCAACGTTATCTAACAAAAGTGGGGCTTCAAAATCCCCTTCAATGGATACATTTCCTTTCGTGGCGTAAATATTTTTTGATAATTTGCTTTTTAAAGCTGAAAGGATTTGGACATCATTATTAACCTGAATTCCCCCTGTGAAATTAACTGGAATGGAAACTATCGGAGTTTCAAGATTTCCCCAAACACTTTCCTTAGCGATAGAAATTGAATTGAGTATTTGATTTGTCATACGTTATTCTTTTTTCTTTTTCTTTTCCTTATTTTCTACTTCTTCGGTTTCCTTTTCAAGTCCTTTTTCAACCAATTTAAAAAAAGGGTGATTAATTTCCTGAGTTGAGATAATATCTGTATTAGGTTCGCAATAACCTTCTACCCCCGCAATATGAACTTTACCTTCGCCTGTATAATGATACTTAAATTCCATATCTGAAACTATTTTACCTTTTCTTAAATAAATCATTATACATTTTTAGCGGTTTACTCGTTTAATCGCACTTATGGTAACTTCACAAACCCTAACTGGAACTTCCCTTTCCTGAAATAACCACTTACTCTCGGTTGGTTGAGCAAAATCACAAGCACCACCAAGCGAAGAATCAGTTTCAAATTCGGTAATTATTTGGTCAATAACCTTACGCATTATAACCTCATAATCGGCCATATCTCTTCTGAAATAGACTCTGATAATAAAGTGGTATTCTCTACGATTGGCCGCCAAGTCGCTGAATTCGTTAGTATGTTCTAATGCGGAAACCGTAGTACAGGGATATTTCTTTAATTCGTTGGGTTCGTAATTAAAAACTTGGTCAATCTCGGTAATATTCCCCAGTAAAGTATAAATTGCTAATCCAATAGTTTCATAACTCATATTATTTTGCTAAAACACTTACAATATTAACGGCCGCATCTTTCAAATAGGAAGGAAATTGTTGTTTGGCCTCCTCGGTTGCTCGTGTCATATACAATTTAGCCCTTACTCCCCGACTCGTTCCAAATTCCTGAAAAGGAGCATAATAAACATTTGTTCCTACCTCAACCTTAATATTTGCTTTTGTTTTTATCGGTCCCTCCTTATGAATTGATTCTCTCAATACGCCTGTCTTAACAGGAGCATAGGTTTTTCCCCGACCTTGTATGAAAATACCTACTTTATCTAAAGCGTCCTCCATATTGTCAGCTATGATATCAGGCGACTTGGCAAATGCTTTTACTAACTCCTCTGTTCCTGTTATATTTACATTCAGGTTCATATTATTCTAGTTTCACCATTTTAACACCAGTTAGTCTAACAAAATACATACCAAGATTAGGTACGTCATAAATGGCAGGAACGCCTCTAATAATATATTCATTATTGTCTTCATCTACAAATTTATCTCCATTTTCTATTATTAAATCACTGGCAAAAGAAAAAATATCAAATAATTGACCGACTGGAACATCAGGATAAAGTGAAAGTAAATCAGGAGTGGCAGGAGTTATTTGACATTTAACCTCTGTTGCATATGGAAAAATATCATAAGTTTCCTTTTCCCCTGTTCTTAGGAAATGATAAATAACACAAATATCCGTAATTGCTATCATTAATTTTGGTGAGGGATAAGTATGAATTGACAATGGGTCTGGTCCAGGTGGAAGTAAAATTCCTGTGGAATAAGTAAGACTTCCAGTCCCGTTAAAAGTTCCTATTAAACCATTTCCTGAAATATCATTAATAGTATTATTAAAAGTACAAAGGAATAAAGTATTTACATCGTTAAGAAATAATGCAGTACTTGAAACGAAATTGGAAATATATCTTTTATTGTTTGAAATTCGGAAGTTTTGATATAATCCATCTCCAGCCCCATAAGTAATATGTTTTCCGATATAAAGACCCGTAGTGACCGCTAGGGGGTTTGTGAACACTCCTGTAACCTCTCCTCCGCCCTCCGTAGTTTCACTTGCTTTAGTTCCATTGATATATAAAGTTATAGTTCCTGCCGTAGCATCGTGAACCCCTGCTAAGTGTATCCAAGTTCCTAGCGGTATCGGCGCATACCAAATTGCCCTTTTCCAACCTCCGTCATACCAACCAAAATAAGTATAAGTAGCATCTCCATACATCAACCAACCTTTATCACCTTCCGAAGCATTATAAGTAGCAATAACTATTGGGGAAAAACTATAACTTTCTAATTTTATCCAACCTTCTACCGTAAAATCACCAGAAGTTAAATCATTAGCCGTTAAATGAGGATAACTAACAGCCTGTCCATTATCTGTTTCAAAATCTATTGCATTTGCTATCATAGTGGACTTTTTCGGTAAAGTTTTAATACATCTGCCACATCTTCGGGTACTCCGCTTAACAAACCCGAAGACGAGGAGGTTTGTGAACCCTCCGATAAGAGAGATTCACCATAATTTACCGAAACTGGTCCAACACTAATACTCTTCAGGGCTTCGGTTGAAATACTTCCCCCGCTAAGGACTTGTTCATTATATTTATAAATAACCCATTCAATAAGGGCACTTTTAAGAGGTTCGGGAAAGGCTACTGTATTTACATACTCAATTTCTATGTTCTGATGGCCTGAAAAAGCCTTAGTCGGAAATTGGATATAACTTCCATAATTAAAAAAATCCTCATCTTCAACTAATTCTTCTCCATTTTCTTTAACTGAAGTAATAGTAATAATGGGAGGATTCGCAATAATAAAAGTATCAACCCCACCATCAAATTTTTCTATATAGGAATCTTCCTTGAAACTTCTATTGCAATATCTTTCAATAAAGTCCTCTAAGGCGGTTCCAATTGAAGTAAGTAAGGCTTCCTGTTCCGCAGTATAAGTTAAGCCTGTATAACCCTTAATATCAGCAATCGTAATATAATCCATATTAAATTATTATACCTATTCTTGAAGATTGTTTTATATAAAAAAGGTTATTTCTTTATTCTGGGGCGTTTAATTTTCTTATCAACCGTAGGTGCTTCAACCTCTTTTTCCACCTTTGTTTCAACATATTCGGCAACTCCTGTTTCAACATATCTTTTGGCCTCTTTTTCAGGCTTGGCCGATACATCTCCAACCATATAAGGTGAATAAGGTTTGGTAAATTTGATTATAACTTTTTCCATCAGTTTTGCACCTTCTTTCCTATCGTCAGCTTTCAGTTAGTAATTTTACCCTAAAAGCTGAACGATAACCAACAAGGTTTACTAAGCAATAACTGCGCTTAACTTAGCAAATGCATCGGTAAGACCGAGTTGACCATCAATGCGCTCAATTAATTTAATAGCAACTTGATGCTTTTCAAATGTTCCAGCGCCTTGTGTCGTGGTTTCAACTTCCATTGTTTGCCTATCACCCAAAAGGTAATAAGATAGGTCGCCAAACCAAACCTCGGACTCATCTCCACCCGTTCCCAAATCTATCGGAATATCGTTTTGTTCCAAAACTGGTCTTCCAAGAATTGTTGCAGGTGCGTCTGCCAATCCATCAGTCCAAATATATCTTCCATCTACGACTGACTTTAGTTGCCTTACGCTTTTGATAATGCTGTTATGCATTAACCAAACCGCATTTCTCCTGTATTGAACAGGAAGCGAATAGAATAAAGCAATTAAATCATCTCCAACAAGACCTGCTCCTGCTTGTGGTGTATCTGCAACCGTATATGTTCTAAGTCCAGTTGGTTCGGTTGTTCCCGCACCAGTCATAAACTTCAAATCTTCCTCGGCTGCAAATTTCTTTGCAAACATACGAGTAATATAGTCAGTTACGTTTACTGCACTATCAGCAAAAAGCTCCCTAGACATTTTTGAAAGTCCTGTCAGTTTATTCGTATTAAGAATAATTTGGTCAAAGTCGGGTTCACTTGGGGTTAAATCAGTATTCTCTGCTACCCAGTAGGCGGTAACACCACCCGCTTCTGCAGGAACCTCCATTTTATCCCTTCCCATTGGAATAACTGTTGCTCTCGGTCTAATAACTGCCTCTTTAATCAGTTTTTCTAAAACCGATGCCCGAAATTCAACAGGAACCAAGTAACCTCCGTCAGCACCAACTCCCTCTGCTAATTGCTTGGCAACTTTTGCATCACCTACCACAACTGCACGAAGGAATTTTGCAATCCTTTCATCTTTGGATAAATCCTTTAGTTCATCACCATTGGGGTCATCTTTAGAAGGAAAGATAGCATTTTTTCTATCAACTTTGTCCAAGCCCATCTCACGGATTTTTGAATCAAACATATCCGAAAGTTGTACTTGGAATTCGTCCATTGTTAACGTTTTTTTATCATCATTCATAAATTATTCACCTCTCCTTCCGCCACTCGGCACGAGGCTGTCATCGGGTTCTCTGCCCAGTTCAGCCATAGCCTTGTAATTTCGTAGGGCTTTGCCGACTATTTGGTCGGCTAATCTCAGCCCATCAACAAGGCCAACTACCAACTTGTGGTTTTCTTTGTCAGTTTCACCCTCTTCGGAAATAGTCATCTCTAAAAGTCCTTTTAAAGTTAGTTGTAATAGTTGAATCTGGTCAATAACAGAAATTATTAATTTTTTGGATTTGCCAGTTATAAGATGTTTTGATTTTACTTCAATCTCTGTCATTAGGGCCTCTTGTTCAGAAGCTGGTTCAAAAGAAATCCCGTCGTGAGAATTACAATGATTTTTGGCTTCACTTGAACTCCAAATATCTTTTGCATACCGATAAGCCTGTTCGGTCATTGTATCTTCACCCTTTAATTTAGCCATAATTACAGAATATTCTTTTCCATTATGTTCACGAGTTGTCCTCCTAAAACTATCACCTTGAAAGTCATCGGGATTCTTTAACCGACAGGCGTGTTCATTTGCAAAGGGTTTTTCTTCCACCTTCTCAACCTCTGCTGTTACTGGAACTGGAGGAGTTGACTCTGGTTCAGTTATCGGTGGTTTTTCAGGTTCAATTTCAGGTTCGGGTTTTAATTCCCCATTAACTGAACTTTCCGCAGGCACATCTTCCTCAG